TCGCACTTAGACACAACCTTATCAGCTTCAACGTCTTTCATGCCGCCGCCGACTAGCCCAAGAGCAATGATGTCACGAACTTCTGTGGATGTAGGCTTGCTGCCACGTCCAAAAAAACCATCCCAAAGTTCAAAGATGCCACGATGCTTGTCTTCAAAACGCTCAATTTCGCGGTTGCGAAGTCGGAACGAGTAGGAAGCACCGCCGATTGTTTCGACGATGCCCCCGCGTTGTGCTTCAGCAGCAATACTCATTAAGCGGCTGTAAAGGTAACTGCGCCAGAACTTTCAAGCGAAAGCGAATAAGTCACGCCGCCTTCAGTCTCGCCGCCAAACTCCAAAGAGGAAATGCGGAACGCACCAGCGTATGTGCCAAAGTCAGGAACAACGATTTGCATGTTGACTGAGTTGTCAGCAGCCATCGCAATAGTGTTCATTCGAGCCTCTGCTGTGCTGTCCTCAAAAAAGCCATCACCAGAAACTGCGACATTCTTTAGGCCAGCAAGCGTTTCAGTGAAAAGTGCGCCTGCTGGTGAAGTGCAGTCAGGTGTTGTCACATCAATAGATGAGTTATTGATGGTCAATGACTTAGAATTTAGTCCGCAAAGGTTTGAAAAAACCTCTGGACTTGCTGCATCGCCAATCTTGACCAGCAGGGCGCGTCCGAGTTGTTTAGCCATGATGGCCTCCATTTTTGTTGCGCTTGCCCACGGCGCGGAGTTTAGGCGGTATCAAGCATCGCTTGAAGTGCAATGACGGCTGTGTATCCACGACCTTCACTATCTCTTGTAACCGATATTGCGCTGAATATCAATTCAACCAACGTATAGCCAACAACAGTCACAGAAGTTTCCTGTCGATGCAGAGCGGCTTGAACTGCCTCCGCAATCTGAGCCGCCTCAACCCTGCCAGACGCGCTGCGGGAGTGAGCCTCAAGACTTATGTCAACCAACGCGCCTTGTGACGTGTCTGTATCAAAGGCATTTGGCTGTATTGTGTTGAAACGCAAATAAGGAAATACCACGTCTTGCGGCGGCTCATCATAAATGCGGCTCGAAACTAAATTTGTGACGCCACTGTTGGCCTTTAAAGCCGCCAGAACACCAACTTGGGTTGCTAGTGCATAACCATCAGCCATTTAATGCGTCCTTGATTGCTTTGTTAAGATTACGCTGAACTGTACGCTTGTGGCGATCAGCCACCATACTCTTAACCTCGCGGCGAAAGTTGTATCCAAATTCCATTGGACCCCAACCATAGTTGATTGAGTTTGCCGCTAGTCCGTTATCCGCATCTCCGTCATAAAAGTTTATAAAGCCAAAGATTTCACCAGACTTGGTTTTGACGTTGCTGCTGATACCTGCTTTCAAGTCACCGCTGGCGACAGGCACGATTGAACGCGCTTTTCTGGCACCAAAAGCAACCGTCGCGCCGATAGATTTCTCCAACGCCTTGTGCGTCTCTTTCGGCAAGTCTTTCATTTGCCGCATTAGCTTTTTCTGGCCAGTTACCTTCACGACGCAACACCCTTTTCGAGAACAAACTCAATCATGGTGTCTTTGGCGTCAACTTGGATTGCGTCTTTGATGGCCCACGTAATGCCGCGAGCAACAACACGATCAGCGGATGTCACAGCCATCGTTACACTATCAGAGCGCACGCGAAGTGTGGCGAGGGCCACGTCTTGCAAAGAACCGCCAGAAATGCGCTCACGGCCCTTTTGCTCGCGCAAATCAGCCGATCTAGCCGCCAAGTCAGACCATCCGCTATAGACGTTGCCATAACTGTCAGAAGCGCCCTCAGAGAGCCGCTGAAAGGTAACGCGGTCACGTAAGAGACCAGCCTTAACCATACCAAGTTTCCTTGTGGATATTTAGCAACTCCATAAAGCCAAAAGGAATATCAGCAAGTTCGTCCATTTGGGTTTGCTCGCGGTTGTCATACCAGTGGCCGATCAGAAGCATTAAGGCGTGACGCAAAGTGTCAGGCACGTCAGAAGATGCGTCGCCGTAGCCAATCACATATTCAATCTTGATAGCGTCATCGCGCTGCTGCGCCACAGGCCAATTAAAACCAGATTTGGGCGAAACAGTTGTTTTTGAAGGTATGCCAAAAACGTCAAAGTGAGACAGATTGTCAGTCTGCAAGTTGCCATCAACATCATAATATTTAATGGCCGAAACGCTTTGCACTGGGCCAAGCAAAAGCGCAATGGTCTGGGTCGGGTTTGGACCCATCCATTGCGCCCAAGTTTGAGTGATAATACCCTTGCCCAGCGCACCCTTTGCGTCGGTAAACGCCACCGCCACAGAAATAAGCCGTGCAATCAATGTATCATCGTCAGAATGCTCAACGCGCAACTGTGCCTTAACCTCGGTCAACGAGATCGGGACCGTTGCTGGCGCTGTGACTAATTGGTTTCTTTCGTGATCCTGCAAGGCCATGTTGTTCAGTCCTTAACGGCTTTTCGTGTGACAATCTTTTTAACGGCTTTTTCGGGTTTTGCAGCGGCAATAAATTCAGCGATGCCAGCTTTTACAAAACGAGCGGCTTCAGCTTCATTGCAATCAATCAAGTCGCCTTGGTTGTGCGAGAAATCAATGCCAGCCATCGACGTTAGAAGTTTAACCTTTGGCATGAGATGCCCTCCAGAATGAGTAAGGAGGGGCCGTGAAGCCCCTCCCGTGTCTTATGATGCTGCTGTGATCAAGTGCTTGATCGCGGCTGTGTTGGATAGAACACCGTCGAAACGGATGTAACCCAAGATGCCGAAGTCAGGAGCAAAACGCTCGCGTGCAACGTAGATGCTTGGTGCGCCTACTTTGCGGACGTAGAACTTGGACATGTCACCAAACAACATAACCTTTTTGGCTGCTGCGAGGCTGTCCATTGCTTGGTTGACTACAACATTGTAGCCCAACAAGTTCTGTGGAACGCCTTGCTGATAGTTGCCCATCTGCCAAAGGTAGTTGCCGTTGCCGTCTTTCAGCTTACGAACTGCTGCCAAAGTGCTGTCATTCATCATGATAGCTGTGTTTGGTGAAGTGCGGTATGCTGGATCAACAGAGTGGATGAAATCAATGATTTCGTCTGCTGTTACGGCTGCAACTGCTGCTGCTGTTTTACCAGCGGCTGAGTTTGTGACGATACCTTCAACATCAGAAGAACCAGAACCAGTTGTCAACTTGCTGTTAGCGATGCGGCCAAGGCGCTCACCAATCAACTCGCCCAAAAGGCTTTCCATGTTCAAGATGCTATCTGCGTTCAATTCAGCAGACCAACGAATCCACTCAGAGTCAAACGAGAACGCGCCAACAGACTTCTGACCGAATGTAGCGTCTTTGCCACCGTCGTCAGTAGGCTGTGTGCCTTCAGTGTGTGCAACCGCAGTCACGGCTGTGTCATCAACAGTTGGAATGTTGAATGGGCGGCCATCTGTTGAGTTGATCACTGTGAACAGGCTGTTGTCGTACATCGGGCCAGTTGCAATCATTGCTTTTTCAATAAATGCTGCAAGCTCGGTTGGTACGGTGTAACCACCAGCGGAGTCAGTTGAACCAACTTGTGTGCGGTTTTCGCGTAGTACGTTGCGAACTTCTGCATCAACGTGGGAATCGCCACCCGCTGCAATCATTTCAGCAAATGCAGCGCGATAGTCCATCTTGAAGCCTTCGTCTACTGCTGGAGCAGAACGGTCTTCAAATGTTGGACGACGATCAAGATCGACAGCTTCACCAGCGCGGATTGCTGCTTCAACTTTACCAAGACGCTCTGCTTTTGCGCCGAGTTTGTCGTGATCAGCCATCATGGCGTCAAATTCACTTTCAATCTCAGCAGCGCGAGCCTCTGGAGTTGCGTCTGTTACTTCAGACAATTTTGTGCGAGCCTCAGTGGCGATGTTCGCCATTTGCTCCCGCAATGTTTTAAGATCAGCCATGCTGCATCCTTTCATTTGCCTTGCCCAAGGGCGGTGTGGAGGGCAAACAGCGGGAACCGCCGTTATCCTTACAGCTTAGACTTCATACGAAGCCGACGTGCCGCTTGAACCTTTGTTTCACTTGCGCGGTGTGCCTCAAGTGAACGTAAACCAATGTCTGTGCCTTCATACGCAGGCGTCGTTACTATTGCCACATCGTAAAGCTGCAAGTCTTGAATAGTACGTTTTGGAAGGTCGCCGCTGTCGTCCCACTCTTGACGAGTAGGAACAAACGCAAACGACATTTTGTCCAAATCGCCACGCTTCATTTTTGGAACAATGCTGCGAACGTCTGGATCATTGCTGGCGAGATCGGTCTCAATAAACAAACCGCGCTCGTCTTCAGTTAGGCGAAGCGTACCTGATCGCGTACGTGCCAAGGGCAGACCGTCGTGGTTGATTAGGAATACAACGTCATCTTGGCGCTCAAGTGCGCTCGCAAATGCGCCGCGCTCAATTACCTCAGTGAACATTCCGCCAATGTTGGTTTCTTCGCCAAAGATTGCGGCATAACCAGAAACGCTAATTGTCTCGCCATCTTCCTCACGCACGTCCAGCGCCTGTGGTAACGCACGGGTTTCAAATTCAACCATCTTGGTCTCCATTATTTTGATCGGATGATACCACAGAACTTTGCTCTGCGTCAGCCTTTCCTTCTTTTCCCGATTTAAGCGTAACAGGTGTGCGCGTTCCCTCTTGCGCACTCCACAAAGACTTAGCAGATTGCGACAACTCAGGAAGCTGCAACTTTGATCTCAAATCTTGCTCGTCTTCAA